CATCAGAGACGACGAGGAGTGAGGAAACTCCGGCTCCTTCCGCCTCGGAGAAAAAGAAGAAGTGGTCGCATGTGCCCAACTCCGGAAGCTTCCGATCCGGAGATCCACGTGCGTGGAAGGGTGGGGCAGGTCTAAGCAACAAGACGAAGGCAGCGATTGCTCTCGCTGCAGCCCATGCCGAGGAGGCCATCGGGGTGATGGTCTCCGCGATGAAGACGCCGGAGTTGAATCTGGGGAAGTGCCCCGTCTGCAAGGCGGATCCGTGCTCCTTTTGTGGCGCGGGGATGGGCGAAGACTTCCGAGTCAAGGAACACCGGCTCAAGGCATCGCAGATGGTTGCAGACCGGGGAGGTGTTCCCGCGACGCGGAAGCTTGAGTTCTCGCGAGAGGACGATACTGTGTGGCTCCAGTATCTTGAGCAGGATCAGCTCGAGAAGCTCGCTTCTTGGATCGAGAAGGCTCGCTCTCAGATGGTGGAAGAGGAGGCGGTTCACTGAGCACTCCAATTATGGTTCCACTCGTATCTGCTGGGGCCGTGCTGTCGGAGCTCAGGAAACGTCGTCTTCGAGACCCGGTCTCCCTCATGTCGGAGCTCGAAGAGTTCCGCTCTGACACGTGGGATGCGTGGCGCGAAGTAATGAGTCGTGTCACGCGGATAGTCAGAGAACTCTACGTCATCGCCGGCCGTGGCAGCGGGAAGAGTCGAACAATAGCGGTGCTCGCGTGTGTATTCGCGATGCGTCACTACCGAAGAGCAGCGGGCGAGCGAATCTACGTTGGGATCTTCGGCCCTGATCGGAAGCAGGCGCGCATCACCTTCCGCTACGTCGTTGGTCTTCTACACTCCCTTCCGGACATGGAAGGGATGATCCAGAATGAGCAAAAGGAGTCGATTGACCTGACGAATGGGGTCACGATCGAGGTGCTCACGGCTGGCAAGGCTGCCCGGAGTCGTTCGTATGCGCTTGTCGTAATAGAGGAAGCTGCATTCCTCCCGAAGGAAGACAGCGCAAATCCAGACGTGGAGTTGGTTCGCGCTCTTCGTCCGGCTCTGGCTCGTGTACACGGGAGCCTCCTCGCAGTTGTCTCCTCCCCCTATGCACAACGCGGTGTGCTCTGGAAGGCATTCAAGAGATACGGATCTGGGGGAGAGGCGTACGGAGATCCGACGGTCGTTCTGGTACACGAGCCGACGGAGAAACTCAACCCAAGCTTTGACAGAGAGGAAATCCGCAAGGCGTACGAAGATGACCCTGTCGCAGCCGCAACAGAGTACGGTGCAGCTTTCCGTCAGGACGTGGAGAGCTACGTCACGCTCGAAGCTGTTGAGGCTTGTGTTGCGCGAGGGCGACACTCTTTGCCTCGACAGGTTGGTCTCGAGTATCGTGCATTCGTGGACCCGAGTGGTGGCCGCGACGATTCGATGACGTTGGCGATTGGTCACGTCGTTGGTGACAAAATTGTGTTGGACTATGCAATTGAGCGTGAAGCTCCGTTCTCGCCGGAGGCTGTTGTCCGCGATTTGGCAACGACCCTGATAGGGTACGGAGTAACAACGGTTCACGGCGACCGGTACGCTGGAGAGTGGCCTCGTGAGATGTTCACCAAGCATGGGGTGGAGTACGAACCGGCGAGCAAGGCAAAGAGTGACTTGTACCGCGATGCTCTTCCCCTGCTGAACAGCGGGCGGGTCGAGCTCCTTGACTTGGCAAGGCTCAAGACACAGATCGTGGGACTCGAGCGGCGAACAGCTCGGGGTGGACGTGACATCATCGACCACATGCCTGGCGCGCATGACGACGTTGCCAATGCGGTACTCGGGCTAGTAGCAGAGATGGCGTTGGTTGGTGGAGAGGAGAGTCCAGTCTGGTGAGCGATCCAAGGGATCGGTTTGACATGGACAACCTCCCCATTCCGGGAGGTAACGGGCACGCTCCTGAGGTCTTCGACCAAGTGGGCGCGTTGCGTGTCGCGTCGGATCTCCTCTCCCGAGCCAGTTTCGCACAGCACGCGGGGCTCAGCTTCCTTGGGAACCGGAATCTCTACGAGGCCCTTGGTTACGACCGTGAGCTCAACGCTAGCAAGTTTCGGGATCGCTATCGGCGTGGTGATGTTGCCGGCCGGATCGTTGAGGCGATGCCGAAGGCGACGTGGCGCGGTGGAGCAGAACTGGTTGAGGATGAAGACCCGGAGGTCAGCACTGTCTTTGAGGAGGAGTGGAAGGCACTGAATGACCGACTCGGTGTGTGGTCTGTTCTGGCTCGAGCAGACATCCTTGCGGGACTCGGTGCGTACTCGGTGATCCTGATCGGCGCGGAAGGTCGTCCGTCCGAAGAGCTACCTCGGATGAGTGGACAGGACGCAGTGCTCTACCTTTCGCCGTATGGCGAGGACGAGGCTCAGGTCGGCGCGTTCGTAGAGGATTCGGAGAACCCACGCTTCGGGCTCCCTCTGTCCTACCACATCAAGCGAGTCTCGGCGCGAGGACGCTCGAACACATCGCTCACCGTGCACTGGACGCGTGTGATCCACGTTGTGGACAACATGCTGGATGATCGTGTTTACGGCCAGTCACGACTCGAGCGTGTGTGGAATCGCCTAGACGATCTGGACAAGGTCGTCGGCAGTGGAAGCGAGGCGTTCTGGCAGCGTGTCCATCGTGGCATGGCGATGAATCTCCAGCAAGGGATCAAGCACGACGCGCAGGCAAAGAAGCAGATTGAAGAGCAGGTTGAGGAATACATCCAAGGGATGCGACGTTTCCTCACCCTGCGGGGGATCGACATTCAGGAGCTGGGCGGTGATGTTAGCAACTTCGACGGTCAGGTTCGTTCGCTGATGTCACTGATCAGCGGTGCGACTGGTATCCCACAGAGGCTCCTCCTCGGCAGCGAGCGAGGCGAGTTGGCTAGCACGCAGGACCAGGACAATTGGAACGAGCGTGTGAGCGACCGACGTTCGGAGTTCGCCGAGCCATTGGTGAGGGATCTCGTGGGGCGTCTCATCGATCATGGAGCTCTCCCCGAACCGGAACAGTACGACGTTCGGTGGCCTGACTTCGGCGAACTGAAGGAGGGAGAGAAGGCCGAGATCGCTGACAAGTGGTCCAAACTCAACTCGCAGGCCGGTGGTACGGTCGTGAAACCTGAAGAGATTCGAGATCGGGTACTGGGGCTCGACCCGTTCGAGGACGAAGACACGAGTCCCATTCCGGATGAGACTGGTGGCGGTGTTCGCATTGAGGAAGAGAGGTAGATCGATGAAGTGGACGCAGGCCCGGGGCGCCTGAAGGTCAACTTTCTTCGTTTAAGACGATGCTCAAGGGTTCTCTTTCCGGTTCTCGCACCCGCAGCACTTACTACGGTAAGAGCGCGTCCCGCGCGACGGCTGAAGCGAATAACCGGAGATACGCCCGTTCCCTCCAAGACCCTGTCAGTCGCGCAGCTCGGGATCACGAAGCTCGGTTCAGTGCTGCGTTCCGCTCTGCTGCTCGCCAAGGACAGATGGTGCTCGACGTGGCACAACTCACTGCGGACCTTGAGCGAAGAGAGCCAAGTTGGGCCGAGTCGACGCTAGGCTTCGCGATCGCGGCTCTTGGTGTTACCTTGAAGGAGCGAGCACGTGAACTTGTCCGGTCAACGCTAGTGGCCGGAGCCAAAGCAGCGACACAGGACGCGCAACGCAGAGGTCAGTTCGAGCGAACCAGAATCCGTGCAGCGCAGGGGCTCGAAGGGTTGATCTTTGATCAGGCCAACCCCGAAGCAGTAGCGTGGGCCAGCACACAGTCAGCGCAACTTGTGACCCGAGTGACAGAGGAGACGCGAGCTGCGCTCCGTTCGACAATGGCGCAGGCGTTCATCGAAGGTTGGCCACCGGAGATTGCGGCGCGAATGTTGCGCACAATGGTTGGGCTCACTGGGCCACAGACGACGGCTGTCGCGAATCTGCGCGCGAAGATGCTGGATCCGGCGAACGCCGGTCACCGTATCTTCGCGGGGAAAACGGCGATCCGGATTCCGAAGACCGGTGTAACAGAAGAACTGATTGCGCGTCGGACCGAACAGTACGCGAATCGGTTGCTGAACCTACGGGGTCGGATGATCGCGCGTACAGAGACGATTGCCGCGTCAAATGAAGGACAGCGGCAGCTCTGGATCCAGGCACAGCAAGAGGGGCTCCTTGGATCGAATCAGGTCAAGGAGTGGTTTGTCACGCCGGACGAGCGACTCTGCCCGATTTGTGAACCGCTCAACGGATTGACTGCGCTGATCGACCAACCGTTCCCGGACATCGGGATTCAAGGTCCACCAGCACACGTCTTCTGCCGGTGCACGATGGGGATCAGCACTAAGGGGTTGACGACATGAGGCACTGCGTCATCCGTAAAGAGGGGGACCAGTGGTGCCTCTTCACGCGTGATGGCTCCCGTAAGCTCGGGTGCCACGATACACGCGAGGAGGCCGAAGCGCAGGAACGTGCGATCGAGAGTCAGCGCGAAGGACGGCGCTCCCTCTCTCTGCGTGCCTCGTTGGCTGGTGCTCTTCGAACGGCGGAGTTCGACGGGCGTGAACACGTTGTGGCTCCTGTGGTGGCGCTGGTGGAGGGTGTGATTCACGCTTCCAACTCGGCGACTCCGGAGCTCGTGCTCGCGGAAGAGTTCGCGAGATTCCCCGAAGGGTGGAACGGGCGACCCGTTGTGTGGGACCACCCCATTCTCAACGGGCAGCGGGTTTCGGCCAACGAGCCAATCGTTCTTGAGCGGATGCAGGTGGGGCAGACGTTCCACGCGCGCGTCGAGGACAAGCGCCTGAAGATGGAGATGTGGCTCGATACGGACCGGGCAGCGCGGATCCCCGAAGGACAGCGGGTGCTGGACCGGATGCGTGCGGGCGACACGGTGGAAGTCTCGGTTGGCGTTTTCGTCGAGACGGAGGACGTGAGTGGGGAGCATGAGGGACGACGGTACAGTGGTGTGTGGCGGAACATCGTCCCCGACCATCTCGCCGCTCTGCCCGAGGGAACCGAGGGTGCCTGCTCCGTGGACATGGGCTGCGGCGCGCCGAGAGCGGCCGAAAAGGGAGGTGGTGTTGTGAAGAACTTGAGGGAGAAGTTCAGGGAGCTGATGGACAAGTTCCGTCCAGCGCAGGAGGACGACCAGGGCACGAGCGACTCGGATCTTCGGATGCAGCTCGAGCAGGCACTCTTCGCCGAAGAGCCAGGATTCCTCGGCGTGGTCGAAGTCTTCCCCGAGG